AAATGACATCGTTTATTCCCACTATAACCTCAATACTACTACAAGACGTCCTTCTAATACCTTTAATGGACTTAATTTTGCAGCATTAAATAAAACAGATCATTCAAGGTCTAGTTTTATTCCTAAAAACAATGAATTTATTGAAATTGATATATCAGCTTATCATCCTACATTGGCAGGACGTCTCATCTCTTATACGTTTGATGATCCTGATATCCATAATCATTTTGCTAAAATGTATGGCGTAAGTTATGCTGAAGCAAAAGAATTAACATTTAAACAATTGTATGGAGGTATTTTTAAAGAATACCAACATTTAGAATTTTTCCAAAAAGTCAAAACATATATTGATGAACAGTGGAAATTATTCAATGATCAAGGATATATAGAAGCTCCTATTTCAGGTTATAGATTTGAAAAAAGTAAATTAGAGGATATGAATCCTCAAAAACTTTTCAACTATATCTTGTAAAATTTAGAGACTTCTATTAACATACAGATATTACTCAAAATACATAAAATATTAGTAGGTAAAAACACCCAAATAGTTTTATACACTTATGATTCATTTTTGCTAGATTGGGATAATGAGGAAGAGGATGTGTTAGAACAAATTCAAGACATTTTTAAAGAAATGAATCTTTTAACTAAAATTAATAAAGGTTATAATTATGATTTTTAAAATAAATTATGATATGTATGGGTCGAACATAGACCTAAAAGATTTGATGAACAACAAGTTATTTTGTACGTTCACTAGTGGAGAAGAGCTAGAAACGTTAATAGAAAACATATCCCATTCATATACTATCATGTATAATAAAATGTTTGTACTTTTTGTTAAGAGTACGAATGAGTATGTTCTTACTTATAACGTAGACCAAGGTAATGTCAATGTTATTCCTGAAAATACAATCTTAGTTCACCGTAAAAAAGAAACTAATTCACTTTATACTATCAACGCTATAAATGAATTAATAAAGAAACTAAATGGTGGTGTAGTAGATACTTCTTATAGAATTAACTGGCAACACTATCGCAATTGTATTTTACTTACTCAGCACAATGAGTTAAAACAACTTAATACAAAAGTGCATTCTATAATAGAGCTATGAAAAAATCAGAGTTAAAACAGCTTATTAAAGAGGAAATATCTAAAGTATTAAATGAGTATAATAAATCTCAATTAGATACAATTGCTACTAAGTTGAATATTAAAGATTATGGATTATTTAACTCATTAATGAATAAATTAGATTCTCAAGGTATTAAATATAATGAGTTAAAAAATAAGATATCATCTGGAGAAATTAAATCTATAGAAGATTTAAAAAAATTAAAAACTATATCCAAATCTGATGAGAAAAAAACACAAAAAGAAGAAGGAGCTAATAAACTTTTTGAAAATGAATATTTTCTTATAGTTGAACCATTAAATGAAAAGGCTAGTAAGTTATACGGAGCTGGAACTAAATGGTGTACAACAGGTAAAGATGATGAAAGTACAGAATTTTGTTCTTATACAAACAGTTTGGATAAAAAGGGAAAATATAAACAAAGACTTATTTATATAATAGATAAAACTAAACCTAATACTGACAGAACATATAAGATGGCGTATAGTCTCCAAGTATTTGAAGCAACATTACCCGGGAAGTTTAAATTTGATCATATAGCGTTTACTCCTTATTTATACGATGCTAAAGACAAAGAATATTATTATACTACTCCATTCTTTAAAAAATATTTTAAATATATGGAAGAAAATAAAGTCCCAGTAGATAATATATTCCCATATAAAAGTGAAACACTTGTGAAAAAATAACACAAAAGTGCACTCTATAATAGAACTTTAATATTTATAATAAACACAAAGGTGTTTATACTGGTTAACTACCGTTAAATTTTACAACACAAATAAAAATAAAGGCAATTTAAGCTTATTTAAAAGCAGTTTGGCCTATTAAACAAAGTGTAATATATTATAATAACAAATTAAAAACCAAAATTAAATTTATGGACATTAATGCAATTAAACAGAGACTAAGTTCTCTACAAACGTCTAATTCTTCTGGTAAGAAAGAAAAAATCGACTATTCCAAGTACTATTGGAAACCAAAAACAGAGGGTAAATATCAAATCCGAATTGTACCTTCAGTCTTAAACAAAGAAAATCCATTCCAAGAAATTTTTGTTCACTATGGATTCGCTAAATTTCCTGTATATGCTTTAACTAACTGGGGTGAAAAAGATCCTATCGTTGAAATGGCTAATCAGCTAAGAGATGCTGGTGGTTCTGACAACTGGAAGTTAGCTAAAAAATTAGATCCTAAAATGCGTGTGTTCGCACCTGTAGTTGTTAGAGGTGAAGAAGACAAAGGCGTTCGTCTATGGGAATTTGGTAAAGAAATTTACATGCAATTATTAGGTATCGCTGAAGACGAAGACTATGGTGATTTCACAGACATTAAAGAAGGTCGTGATTTTACAGTAGAAATCGTTCCTAATGATAGTGGTGTGGGTGGTAAAATCAAAATCGGCAGTATCCGTATCAAACCTAAAACTTCACCTTTAAGTCCAGATGCTTCACAAATCAAATCATGGTTATCAGATCAACCAAATGTTTTAGAACTTCAAAAGAAATCAACTTTCGAAGATGTTAAAAATATGTTGGTTAAGTTCTTAAATCCAGATGCTGAAGAAGAAACAGTAACTGAAGAAGCAACTGATACACCAAATGATCTACCTTGGGAAGACTCAAGCACTACAGCAACATCAAACTATTCTATGAAGGGAAAAGCTAAAACTTCAAAAGCAGAAAAGTTTGACGCAATGTTTGAAGACGAAGAATAATCTCTAAAATTAAATAATAAATGGCCAAGAAAAAAGCTGATAAAGATGCTTTAATGACAGCAATCTCAAGTGAAATTAAAGCTAATTTCAATCTTGAGAAATTTAAAGAAAAAAAGCTGCTTAATAGCACTGTTAAATTCAAAGAGCAAAGATGGATTCCATTCTCTGAAGCTCTACAAGACTCAGCTTCAATTCCAGGTGCAGCTATAGGTCATATTAATCTTTTAAGAGGACACAGTAATACAGGTAAAACAACAGCTTTGCTTGAACTAGCAATTAATGCCCAGAAAATGGGCATTTTGCCTGTGTTTATCATCACAGAGATGAAATGGTCTTGGGAACATGCTAAGCAAATGGGTTTTAAAGTTGAAGATGTAATAGATGAAGAAGGAAATGTTGTAGACTATAAAGGTTTTTTCTTATACAATGATAGAAGTTCATTAGGTACAATTGAAGATGTAGCAGAATTTATAGCTGACTTGTTAGATGAACAGAAAAAAGGTAATTTACCTTATGATTTATGTTTTTTCTGGGACTCAATCGGTTCTATACCTTGTAAAATGAGTGTTGAAGCTAATAAAAACAATCCAATGTGGAATGCTGGTGCAATGTCACAACAATTTGGAAATTTTATTAACCAACGTTTCCCACTATCAAGAAAAGAAACATCAGTATACACTAATACTATGGTAGCAATTAATAAAATTTGGATTGCACCAGCTGAAAACATGTTTGCTCAACCTAAAATGAAGATGAAAAATGGTGAAACAATGTTTTTAGATGCTTCTATTGTTGTTACATTTGGTAACATTACCAATAGTGGAACAAGTAAATTAAAAGCAACTAAAGATAAAAAAGAAGTTGAGTTTGCGGTTCGTACTAAAGTATCGGTTGATAAAAATCACGTTACAGGGTTACAAACTAAGAATACGGTTGTAGCAACAGTTCACGGTTTTATCCATGATGATAATAAAGATATAGACAAATACAAAAAAGAACACGCTCATGAATGGGTACATATCTTGGGAAGTGTAGATGGTATTGGTCTTATTGAAGATACATCTGAATGGGAAGAAAGTAAAGAAAACATTACTCTTATAGATGAAGAATAATGGATAAAGAAACCCTACTAAAATTATTAGATAATATAACTGAAGACTCTAAGCCTGTTGAGAAAGCCACTTTCAACAAGCATGATAGAGTCTTGGTTATAGATGGGTTGAACTTGTTTTTGAGAAATTTTTCAGTTTTGAATTATATAAACCAAGATGGAGTTCACATAGGTGGTTTAGGAGGGTTTTTAAGATCATTAGGAGCCCTAATAAACACTAACAAACCCACTTCGGTTTATATAGTATTCGACGGAGTAGGTTCTTCCATAAACAGGAAGAACTTACTGCCCGAATACAAATCAGGTCGAAATCTTACTAGAATCACAAATCATGTTGGTTTTGAAGATATAGACGATGAACAAGATTCTAAAGTAAATCAAATAACGCGTTTAATACATTATTTAAAGTGTTTACCCGTGAATCTTATATCACTCGATAAAGTCGAGGCAGATGATATTATAGCGCATTTATCCAACTATATGTCAACTAAATACAATAGTAAGATAACTATAGTGTCAGCAGATAAAGATTTTTTACAAATTGTAAATGATAACATAACAGTTTATAGTCCTATTATTAAAGAATTCTACACCCCAAAGGCAGTTAAAGAAAAATTTGGCCTTCCAGCTTATAATTTTATA